TGTATAGTTTCTTTTTCTGTCTCTTATTCATTTCTTTCCTTTCCTGCTGCCTAACAGCTGATCGCAGACGGACTCAAATTCTCTCAGCAGGTCAAAATCTACCTTTCTGCTTAATTTCCTGTCAACTTCTTTTACTTCGTACTCTCCGAATATGTGATCCCCGGATGTTCTGGCGTTGTTGACCTGGGCGGTTGTGCAATGCAGCGCTTCTCTGATTTCTCCGCTTGTTGCACTCTCTAGTATCAGATCGCCGGATCTGTTTCTCACCTCATACAGTTTTTTGACCATTTCGTCCTCCTTAATGTCCTGCAAGGAACGTCTGCATCATTTTCGTTTTCCATTCTGGTTGATTGCTTACCCATTTCTCGCACTGATCGTCGTCCTCTACCAGGCGACCGGTGCGATCGCAGAGACCACAATCATTCTCTCTGCAGCTTTTACATGTCTTTTCCATGCTTATTCCTCCTTCGCTAACTCTGGGTTGTCGAAAATGTTTCCAACTGGTATAGCGTATACCATGTCAATCCAATATCCTAAATCTTTTCTAAGGCATTTGTCGCCCGTCCAATCTACATAGAATCCGACATGTTCTGTTTTCTGAGAATCAAAACAATTTTGATAATATCCATATTTGATTGGAGCATAGATTTCTCCGAAATGATATTTGATAATGTCGTTTTCCCAGATTTTGCTTCCATTTTTGTCACAAAGTCCTGTGAACTGGCAGATTGTATCCGGGTCAACTTCATCAAATCCATTTGCTATAACGGTCCATTTGCCGCGTATAGGACCTTCGTACGGTGCTATTACCAATTCCCCTATGAACATTCGCTTTTCTCCCAGCATTCCATCATCAAACAGGTATCCTTCTATCCATTCACCGTTATCTACCTTTTTCCCCTTAAATATAATTTCTCTAGTCATATCTCTCCATTTCAATTCCATTATCAATAAGTTCCTGCATTTCTGCGTCCAGAATGCGGACGTAAGTTCCTCTTACCATCCGCATTACTTCCGGACTTAATTCTTTTGTGTTCTTTTCTGATACCAGGCTTTTTGCCAGGGCGAATACATATGCAACGCTTTCATCCTCTGTAACAGTTTCCTGAAATTCAATTACAAGGATTTTTCTTTCCTCATAGCTGATAATCCATGCATTCTTTACGATTTCCTTGTGCAGCTCAATATGAACATAAAACGGTTTTTCCTTCAATTGTTAACCCTCCCATTATTTCTGCATTTCTTTCAGGAACTCAACCAATTCAGTCTCTGAATTAGGGAATTTATTATATCGTGTATGATACGTCCATTTCGGCACACCACCAGCCCGATCTGGTTCAGGTCCTCCCACTAAGTGCATGTAATATGATTCTTTTGTGCTGGATACCCACCAGCTTTTATTATTTCCTAAATCTGAGGTGTATTCTTCTACTATCAAACGCGCTCCGTTATCAAAATCGTATTTGTAGTATTTGACTTCTATGTTTTTATCCTCATACCAAAGTCCCCAACTTTTGTAGTTTCTTAACCATTCTTTTCTCTGATCGTTATTTCTCATTACTGGAAGATCTGAATTTGCATTGTCTTTTAGCATTTCGGTGGTTTCGCCGGTATGGTCTTTCTGCTGCTTTTTATCCGGCGCGTCTGCTTCCGTTTGGCAGCGTTTTTCTATCCATCCGCAGCGAATATTGCATTCTTCTGGACAATTTACGCAACAGACATATGGAGCACTGCAATAATATGCTGAGCCACATATTCCGGATTTTGATTTTCCTGCGATACATCTTACGCCTTGGTCTTTTTCCTGTGTCTCTGTCTGTTCTTTTGGACTGTTCTGTGGTTTCTCCGGAGTGTCTATGGATACTATGCGGACCGGCTTCTGTTTCTTTCCGAATCTTTTCACCAGCTCCTCAGACAATTCATTCCATGTCAGGCTGTACTGCATTGTACTGTCAGGATTGAATGTTATCCCCTCTTTACTTGCCTGATAATTGAAATGTCCGTTTCTGATCCGGACATCCCTGTATCTGATACTGATTAAGTATGCAGCCATTCTTGTGTCGCATTTGACAACTCTTTCTTTCTCGCCTTTATTCAGTGCTTCAAACAGTCGCTCTATCTGCAATTCTGGTTGTACCGGTGTTTCATTCTCTGGCGGTCTCTGCTGCCCGGTTGCCTGCGCAAGTGTGAACTGTCCCGGAATGTCTCTGTTGTCTTCCTGGAGTTTCTTAAAAGCTCTTACTTCCGCTTGCGTTATGATGTCGTGCTCCATGTAGTGCTCCATAGCCTGCTTCTGGTATTTTTCATCCAGATCAGCAAGCTCACGGGCCACGGTGATGTTGATCTTCTCCGCCTCAAACTCTGCCATCCATTCAGCACTGAGTCTTTTCTGGACTGCGTGGTATCTTTCCATCTGTGTTCCGGATACGCCGATCGTTTCTCGTACGATGTCTCTTGTTTTGCCTTTCAGTCCAGCAAGGTTTTTCAGCTCTTTTATGATCTCCTCGGTATCCAGAGCTTCTCGCATCTTCTCCCAGTCTGATTTATCCCTAAACCGGTTCGCCTGGATAACAGACAGGCGTTCAAGCAACTTTGATTTCCCTTGTTGCCGAACCGTTAATGCAGTTTTCCTCAATCAAATTCTTACGTGCATTATCTTTTACTTTTGTATATTTGCAGTTTATCTTTCGAAACTCTTCATGTCCCTCCTCTACCAGCATCCTGCAGCACATTGTCCGGCAGTGTCCGGAAATTATGTAATCCTCTCCGTCCCTCTCTTCGATCAGGACATCCTGCATCACTCCGAACAGCAGTATAGAGTTCTTCAATCCCTGCAGTTTCTCCGGCTTGACCCCGTAAAAATTCGCTTTCGATGGGATTAGTTTGAACACGTCTCTGTACACCGTATCACTTGAGTTTTCTTCCTGTATCTGTTTCGGACGTTTCGCAACCATATCGGCAAGGTTAAAAGCCATTACTCCTCACCTCCTGATATGTTCAGCTCTGCAATATACTCTGTTACAAGGTCCTCATAGTCCTTTGCAGCTAAAGATCTCGGTGAGTACTTCGGAATCGGGATTCTCGCGTATGTACACTCTGATACTTTTCTGGAATATCTGATACGTGTTTTTAACATCGGGTATTCTGCTGCCTGGATCAGCTCCAGCCCTTGTCGCTGCGCTTCGTTTCTTCTGTCGTATTTCGTGATAAAGATCCAATAATTCTCAAGATCTTCGTTCAGGTCTTCTCGCGTATACCGGATCTGATTGACAAGCTCCGGTAGTCCCTCTCCGGTGTTGTCGTCGATTTCGACAGGAATCAATACATCATTGCACGCTGTCAGCGCATTGATCGTGGAGATATTAATATCCGGTGCGTTGTCAATGATGCAGAAATCATACAGATCCTTGACACATTCGAGTGCGTTCTTGATACGATACTGCTGCGGGCGTGTCTGATCCAGCATGACCGTCTGATTTGCTGTAAGCAGACGCATGTTTGCCGGGAGCACGTCCAGATTCTCAAAATCTGTTTTTTTGATGAGCTTGTGCATCCAGTCTTCCGGATGCCGCGTCGTCATGATCCTGTCAATGCCCTCTCCATCCTGGGTGCGTCGGTTCAATCCTCTCGATGCATCCCCTTGCTTATCGTTGTCAAGCAGGAGCACTCTGTATCCCTGGTTTGCAAGGATGTACGCAATGCTGTTTGATGTGATCGTCTTAGCCACTCCGCCTTTTAAGTTAATAACCGCTACTGTTCTCATAATTTTCCCCTTTTCTTGTTGTTATTCTTTTCTTTTTCCGCAGCTACATCCGTCCCCTGGTTTCAGTTTTCTGCGTATTCCCTCTACACACTGGCAATAGCCTATGTTTTCTGGTTCTGAGTAATATCTGTACTCACATTCTTCGCAGAGTACAATATGCTTGTACCTGTCCATAAGTTTCATAGCCTGGCTATGGTCAAAGTGATTGATCTTGTCATATTCTGCTTTGATCCCGTCTGTATGCTTCTGCAGTTCACAGTAATGGCAGAAATAATCCAGTTTCTCCTGGTTTAAATCTTCTTCTCTGTATCTGCAGATATTGTCGCAGATGTATTCTTCCAGAGCTTCAATGTTTGTGTCTATTCCGTCGTCCTCTTTCTTCGTCGGCTCGGCGCATCCATTCGGGTTTGCCGTTCTCTGGCTCGCTGTCAAAATAAATCCCTCCTTTCTGGTCTTTGTAATACGTGAATTTATATCCTGATCTAGTAATCGTGCCTATGTATTCCATGTCAGCCGGGTTCTGTTCTGGTCTCAGGCTCCATCCCTTTCCCCATATCTCCTCCATCTTTTTTCATTTCCTCCTGCATCCATACGGAGTATGTGTGCTTTCCAGAGTGAGAGGATATCACGATGCTGCACTCTTTTATCTTTCTGCAGATACTCTCCCATTCCTTAGCGTTCTTTATCGGTTTGCCTTTTGTATCTTTGAAATCTGTTGCTGCCATTTCATCTATTTTCAGGATCCGTGCTGCAACAAACGCGTCTTTTGTATATACGCATACCTCACATTCTTTGTGGAATCGTACAAGAGCTTCTTCTAGCGCCTGCAGATTGCACTTGTGATATGTTCCC